CTTGGTAAATCCGGAATCAGCAAGATTTTCATCGATACGTTGAAGATTATCACGAGCCTGTTTAAACTTCTCGGGCCGCCGCTTATACTTATAATCACTACGATCAATATTCTGTTGATTCCTTTCCGAGCGTTGGGCAGTCTTCTTGGAACAATGATTGACCGGATGCCTGCGGCGGTGGCAGCCTTTGCGGCTCTCAATATTGTACTGTTTGCTATTAAAGTAGCTCTCTTCCAGGTCGCCGCTGCATGGCTTGTAGCTTTTGCTCCGATAATTGCCTCTTTCGTTGCAATCTCAGCACTGGTACTTCTAATCGAAGATTGGATTGTAGCACTCGAAGGCGGAGATTCTATACTTGGAAGGATGGCCGGAAGTACAAACTTCTTGAATGCTATGATTGGCGGAATGCTGATCAATCTCGGAAAGATGGTTCAGTTCATGGGAGAACTTGTAGCCGCATTAATCACCGGTGACTTCACTCAATGGAGTGATTCCTTAAGAGAGTTCATCAACCAGCTCAAAGAGTTCGTTCGAGTTGCATCCGGATCAGCTCTTCTTACAGACTTATTCGAGAAACTGGATATTGGTGGAAAGTTTGAAGCAGTTTCACCCGTTCCTACTTCTCAAGACATTACAAGTTCTTTATCCGCAGGGACAACAGAAGTCAGCGTCACAGTCGTCGGCGATACGGAAGTGATAAAGGATGTCTTTGCCACCGTCAATGAGGGTAATCTCAGACAAGCACAGGCCGAGCAAGGAGACAACGAGTAATGAGTACTCTGATTCTTCGCGCCAATGGCAATATCATCTATTTCGACACTGCCGAAACGGTAGTTAAGAATTTTCCTAACAAGGTTACGAATCACCCTATTGAAGACGGTTCGCCGGTCACAGATCATATCGTCAGTGAACCTAAGAAAATCACTGTCTCAGGTGTGATCTCAGATGCATCATTTTTCTTTGCGGCTGATGATACATTCAGCAAAGTCTCTACTCTTCCAGATGGTACTTCGAAACGAGTACCTGTTGAGGGCCGAGCACAAAAAGCTCTTGATCAACTCGAACAGATCAGAGATGGACGAGAAGTATTTACACTTCAGACTCGAAATGAAATTTTTGAGCAAATGGTATTCACATCTTTCTCTGTACCTCGCGATGCCAATACTGGTGATGCTGCACGAGTGAGATTTACTGCACAGCAAATCGAAACAGTTAAACGTCGATTTGTTACAGTGCCTAAAGCTAAAGACACCGATAAGTCTAGTGAGAATGCAGAAACGGGTAAGCAAACATCATCTCTAGCTAAGAGGTCTATATGGCTAGAAAGTTCCCAACAAGCAACTGCATTTATTACTGATTTGGATATCGAAAAAGATATAGATAAGATAGATGCAAAGCTCAACAAAGCAGCGAATTTTGAATAATGCCTTTTGAACTATCCATAGCGAGTCTTAATGCACAGAGCACTCAAACGATAACTTTGGATAGTGTTGTGTATCGTATGGTGTTCACATTCAACACTCGCCGTCTGGCTTGGGATTTAACCTTTGGCCTGGCGGACGGTACTGTGCTTGTAGCAGGCATTAAATTGTTGCCACAGATTGATTTGCTTGGTCGGCATAAAGATATACGACTTCCGAAAGGTCGTCTGTTTGCTTTTGACATTGAAGATGGTAATACAGCTCTTCGGCCTGAAAAAAGTGAACTCGGGACTAAACTGCGTTTGCTATATTTTACGGAGATTGAAGTCAATGGGCTTATTTCGGCGTGAATATAAACTGATCTTTGGAACTGCCGGAGGACCGGGAAGCGAAATCACAGATTTGCAAATAACGTTCAAGATCGTGAAAACGGCAGATGCGACGAAGAACAAATGTACGATCAGTGTCTACAATCTATCTCCCGAGACGAGAGCTTTGCTTGAGATCGACAAAGACGAGAAAGGCGAGGGAAAAGACCCGAGCAATCCAGTCATCCTGTTGCAAACTCAGTATGCAGAGGACGTAACAGATAGCCAATCTCTTCGTGGCTTTCAAACTCTCTTCACTGGTAATGTGATCAATGCGATCACCTCTAAGAAAGGAGGGGATATGATCACGGAGATCGAGGCGTCGGATGGATATGTCGCATTAAGAGAAGGCGTCATAGCTAAGAACTTTCCTCCCGGCACGAACCGTCTGCAAGTTCTGAACGCTTTGATAGCGGAGCTGGGTGTTGACGCTGGAGAGATTCAGGATGGTGGCGCCCTCACGGCCTCGGTCTTTGAAAACGGAACTACTTTCGAAGGACCGATAAAGTTGATCTTGGATAGCCTAATGGAACCGATCTTTTGTGATTGGTCTATCCAAGATGGAGCTTTGACCGTTGTAAGAAAAGACTTAACGTCGGGAGAGACTATCCTGGACATATCTTCCTCATCCGGTCTGATCGGTAGCCCACAGGCAAAGAAAGGTCGGGCAAACAAGACGACCGACAGCAAGAACGAATCAGGATCGGGTGTCAAAATCAAGACACTTCTTTCTCCGTCCATACTTCCTAACAGGAGGATCAAAGTAACAAGCTTGCAATACGCCAAAGGCCAGGTCTTCAAAGTCACCCGAGTTAGACACGTAGGGAATTTCCGAGGCAAGAACTGGACTACCGAAGCAGAGCTTATTGAGTCTTCATAATGTCAACGCCTGATCTTATAACAGTCATCAACGATGCTATTCGGTATCAACTCGGAGAAGTCAATACGGCCATCCCGGCTCGGATACTGAAATACGATTCTACGAAGCAAGAAGCTGAGGTTCAGCCCTTGATCAAGAGACGATACAAGAATGGCAAGGTTATCGATCGTGCTCCGATTACCGGAGTTCCGGTTGTGTTTCCCGCAGCCGGTGGAGGCATCATAACCTTCCCGGTAACAGTAGGCGACACTGTTCTTCTCATCTTCAGCCAGCGTAGTATTGATCGATGGGTTAGAGGTGACGGAGGTCCGATTGATCCGGCTGACAATCGCAAGCACAACATATCAGACGCTATGGCGATCCCTGGGCTCTTCGCCCTAAACTCTGCCTTGGGGTCTGATCCAAACAACGTTGTAATCAAATTCAAGGGTGCATCAATTGTACTCACCCCGCAAGGAGCTGTACAGATCATCGCTCCGGGCGGTTTCGTGGTTACCGGCGACACAACCCTCACCGGAGACCTAACAGTCAGCGGCGACATAGTTGCCAATGAAGTCACAGCATCTGGAAAGGTTTTGAGCACGCATACACACATTGGTTCGCCGACTGCACCGTCTGGGTCTATATCTCCGACAGGGGCGCCGAACTAATGGCTTTTGACTTCAAACTTACGAATGGAGACATTGTAATCAGTCCTTTCGATATAGTCCTAAACACTAAAGGTGCAGAAGCTGTTGCTCAACGAATCGATATTACATTGAAAACTTTCAAAGGAGAATACTTTCTGAACATTGACTTTGGAGCCCCTTGGTTTCAAACTGTTCTTAGAAAGGGTGTATCCAAAAATTTAATAGATACTCAATTGAAGAATATCATCCTCGGAGTAGAGGGTGTATTACAGATTTTTGAGTATGAATCAACAATCAATTCTTCTCTTCGCGACATGACAATAACATTTAAAGCGAGAGTAGATGATGGCATCATTGATTTATCAATTTCAATAGCTGATCTTATCGCACAAAATAGCGGGGCGGTATTGTTAGAATCGGGCGGCTTCTTGCTGCAAGAAGACAATACGTCTAAGCTTTTGCTGGAGTAATAATAAATGGCAACTGATTTACCAATTTCAGGATTACCTCCTGTAACAATACCGAGTCCTCTTGATCAATTCGGTGTTGTCAGCGATGATGTGTCTAAGAGAATGACTCGGGCACAAGTCCATGCTCTTCAACTTGGCGAGAATATCTCGCTTCCTCAAGGCAATGATCCAACCGACCCCGAGGTTAAATTCGGAGATGGCGGCCAGGGTATCTATGAAGATGCTGCTGGGCTTCTTTCCTTTGCACAAGGTTCCGTAAAAATCGCCGGAATGACTACTGCCGCTCTTGGTGGTATGTTCGTAAATAATACTCTTACTGGTACTGGGCTTGAAAGAGTTCTTACCGTTAGTGATGGAATAAGTTTTGGTGAATATCGAACTACTTTTGATGCTTCAGGAGCAGTTTTCCCAACCACAAGCAATCAAGGTGATTGGTTTAATTGTACCGTCGCAGGTACTGTCGGAGGACAGGCATTCGTAGTCGGCGATATACTTATTGCTTTGATTAATAATCCATCGACTACAATATTCGTTGCCAACTGGACTGTTGTTCCTAATATTGGAATATCAAATTTTGATGGCCTTTCCGACGTTGATTTAACTGGCCAAGCAAATAACGATCTTCTTTTCCGTTCAGCAGGTACATGGATAGATACTGCTGGTCTTTTAACATGGAGCGGATCACAATTTGCTGTCACTGGCCATACACTCCTATCTGGTAATAACAGTTTTATTACACCAGCAAATAGGGGTTTGCTTTATCATAGTGATGCAAATGGACTCATTCTTCTTGGAGAAGGAACATCAACTGATTTAGTACTTGCTAATAAGCTCGGCTCCGTCGTCATGCAGATTGCTACTGGCGGCCTTGACACAATATTTAGTGGTAAAATTACTGTACAAGGGAGCGATAGACCAGGACTTAGCAATCTTGCAGGGTCCGTAACAGTTCCCACTTTATTACCAAATGCGTTAGAGACGGATTCTGGGATAAGTGGTGAAGGGGCTAGTAATACAGTTGGTATTATTGTTGGGTCGGTACGAGCCGTAAGTTATTTCAACACTTCACAAGGAATCAACTATACTGCAAATTTGAAGACAGGTGTCGGTGCATCGATTACACAGACGCAAGGGCAAACAACCCTTAGCAGTGGAGAATATACTGAAATAACTATAGTTGGCAATACTGATGATGTCGTTACTTTGGGGGCCGTTACGGTAGGTCGTAAAACAACACTTTGTAATACTGGTCTTAATCGACTGCAAATTTTTCCGACCCTTGGTGATGCAATTCTTCCTAACGCAATTAATATATCAGTTACTTTGGATGTAAATAATAGTGTCACGTTCTTTGGACTAGATGATACAAATTGGATAATCCTTTCAAAGACGGATATATTATCAATCGCTACTCAAAGCGGTGTATCCGCGATTACCATTGATGGCGATATAGGGAACACAACAACACCCTATATCTCTATATTCAACACAGGAATAAATGTAGATCGACGCATACTACAAATATCTGAATCCTCGGAATCGGCAGAAGCATATCTCGATGCTGATTTTTCTGGCACTGGTGATTTAAACGGGCTTATCTTTGGCACCGGCTCGTCAGCTACCTTAACGGGCACTGGAATTATGCACCAGATGTTGTTAAACGGAGATCATACTTTTTCACAAGGTTGGCTATCATTTGATTTTTCAGAGGATCTCATAACGACAAATTTGGTTTTTCCCAAAGGTTTGGATTTCCTTATGGGGGATGCTCTAGGGGATCGGATTTCACTGTTCAATGGTTTGGATACCGTAACAACTTTTGGTTTTGGTATTGAGACTGGAACTCTATATTCAAAGGCGCAACTTCAGCATCGTTGGTATGTCGGTATAAATGCCGATGCCGGCTCCAATGATACTATGGAACTTACCTCTTCGACATTGACAGTAAATGCTGCGATTGTAGCGACGTCTTACGGAGGCATTCCCGAAGCGAATCTAGTAAACACAGCAGTCGATGAGGTTATAGCAGGCCATTGGGGTATCCCCTCAACGATCAATACACAGGATTCTAGTTATACTTTCATATTAGGAGATGCGAGTAAGACTATTAGAAAGACTAGTGTTACAACCTCTCAGACATATACAATACCAGCTAATTCTTCTGTAGCATTTTCCCTTGGGACACTGATTGCTATTCAGAATGATGGTACAGTATCTATGTCTATTGCAATTACTACAGATACGCTCACTAGTTCTTCGGGATTAGGTACGGGCACTAGAACTTTAGCCGCAGGAGGAGCAGCAGTGATTCAGAAAGTTGCAGCAACTAACTGGAAAATCTCGGGAGATCAACTTACATAATGAATCTCGATAGAAAATCTTTTAACCACAGAGGAAACTAGAATGATAGCTAGAAAATCAAAGTCGGCCGTCGAGCCGCAAGTACAACAAGGTATGGAACTTACTCCACAGCAAGTTCAGATCGCAGCACAGGCTGGAGTACAGCTCTTTGCAAAAGAAGGTGCCGTCAACATCCCGAGCACATGGGCTATGAACGGAACTTTCGCTATCCTTAACGGGCTTCTCAGTGCGCTCGCTCAAGGGGCAGCCATCTTGGCTAACCCGTCAGTGATCGAAGAGCTTCAGAAGAAAGCTGATGCTGCCGACAAGAAGCCTCAGCCGAAGAAAGTCGCTAAGAAAGCGGCGAAGGCCCCGGCCAAAAAATAACATGGTGCAATAATGGCATTCGGATTAGAAGAAACAGGTTTTACACTTAAGCGGTTGACCGACATTATCGCGTCGCTGAAGATTCGGGCGAAGGCTCAGTTCGGCGAAGGTATCACTACCGACGACGATAGTGTCTTTGGTCAATTGATTGCGGTGCTCAGCGATGAGTTCGCTACTTTGTGGGAAGGTATGCAGGAAGTGTATGATTCCCAGAAACCTGACGCAGCAGAGGGTGTCCAGCTCGACGATGTAGCGGACCTCAATGGGGTCACTCGTTTGTCGGCCACATCCTCAACTGTATCTGCTGTGTTAAAGGGTACACCGGCTACGGTAGTCCCCATCAATAGCCTTGCTTCAGTTAATCCGACGAATGTTCAGTTCAAACTCTTGGCGGCGGTGACTTTGGATACCGGCAATCCGGTTGGTATCCTAGTCACTTCTGCTGCTACAGACGGAACCTATACGATTACGATCAACGGTGTTCCGTTCAGCCATGTCGCTACTGCGTCCACTGCTATTGCCATTGTTGCAGCCTTAAAAGTTCTCGTCGATGCAGATACGAGTTCCGCTACACCCATCACTTTTACGGACAACTCTGATGGTACCTTTAGACTTGACGCTACTGATCAGTCTGTTACGTTCACTCTGGCCCTTACTGCTAATCTTACCCCTAACACAGTATCTGTTCCTGGTAATTGGAGCGCGGTTAACACTGGCCCAGTTGAAGCTCCGGCAGCAACTCTCACACAGATTGACACTCCAGTTTTCGGCTGGGACACAGTTACAAACCCCGGAGAAGCAACCGAGGGAACCAACGTAGAGACCGACACGGCCTTCAGGATACGCAGGAGACAGTCTGTAAGTATCGCTGGCGCCGGCACGGTTGATGCCATGACGGCGAACCTGCTCGATCTCACAGGCGTTACGAACGTCTTCATAGTAGAGAACCGAACATTCGTGGTCGATAGCGATGGTCGGCCGCCCAAGTCGTTCGAGGCCGTTGTGACAGGCGGTACAGACTTGACGATAGCCCAGGAGATATGGAACAGGAAACCGGCTGGTATTGAGACACACGGAGATACTACTGTTGCAACGGTCACTGATAGCCAAGGGAACACCCGAAGCATATCATTCAGTCGTCCGACAACTCTATTCATGCATCTCCAGATCGACTACACGTTGAACTCTGAAGAGATATTCCCGACCAATGGTGAATCTGGTATTTCGACGGCATCGGTCGCTGAAGGTAACACTTTGACGATTGGTGAAGACGTGATTCTTCAGAAACTCCTCGGTCCTATCTACGATGCAGTCCCCGGTATTGCGACCTTGGTTATTCGTATTGCGAGTTCTGCAACAGAAGGGGGCGCTCCTGGATCATTCCAAGCAACCAACTTCGTTATCAGCAACACGCAAACTGCGTCGTTCAATATCTCCCGAGTGACAGTGACGAAGGTCTAAGATGTCTATCATCAACATAATTGACTATGATGACATCGCTCGCGCGAGGATGCTACAACAGTTCAAGCTGACTGAAGCTCCTAATCTTGAAAAGTTGCTTCAAACTTTTGTTGGAGAAATCCAGGAAATAGAAAATGTATTATTCGACCTTTTCCTTGATCGATCTGTAAAGAAAGCCACTGGGGATCAACTTGATACAATTGGAGCTATTGTAGGAATTGACAGAGAGGCAAGGACGAATGTAAATTATCGTTCTGCCATTCAAACCCAGATTCAGGTGAACAACACAGGTGGGCAGGAATCATCTATTGCGGCTTTTCTAGTCAACCTTGTTGCTCCCGTCACGATCGATATCACAGAGACATTTCCAGCGGGACTGGATATCGCTATCGATAAGACCGGTGTGATTGCAAACACCATTTCATTATTGAGAAAAGCTGTGGCTGCGACAGTCAGCCTACAGTTTGCACAAGTCGATCCAGGAGAGACACCGTTTGCTTTTAGTGGTTCTATTTTTGGAAATGGATTCGGAAATTTAGTGACACCTACAGAAGGTGGTGTGTTCGCTTTCATTATTACAGAGGTTTAATCATGGCTATCAAGCCAATAGTATTTCCACGCTTTGCAACCTTAAGTCTAAACAACGGTACTGGAGGTGCTCCTAATGTAGTTGAGCCGTCATCCGGTAAGAAAGACACTGGATGGAACGAAGGTGAACGTCCTGCTCGGGAAACATTTAACTGGATACATCGAATCAACAATGATTGGAATACTTATCTTGATTCCA